GTATTAATATCCTCTATATTATCAGAGGTTACATTATTATTATCACTACTATGTTCTATCTTATCGTAATTTAACACAATTATCTCTTTTGGATCTATTACCTTTTTTTCTTTTTCATTCGCTGTTTCTAAAATAACAGACGGCGGATTAGCTGGATTTTTAACAATACCACAACCTGAAAAACATATGTCTCTCAACACACGTTCTATTTTGTCCTTAGCTATTTCTTTTCCGTTTTTTAGTACTTGAGCAATTTTGCCAAAAACTTTATCATCATGCGCTAAACCAATTAATTCTGCTTCACGTTGTGTCATTATAACGTCGCCAACCTTTACGTCATAACCGTTGTAATAACATTCCATTGAAACTTTCCAACCATTATCCGCAACCTCTTCAGCAAGACTTGGAAATCTATTCTTATAAATTACACCAGCTATTATTATATGCATATCAGAATAATCTTTATCAAGACTGCCTGATTCTTTTGAAGCTAACTCATTTATATTTAGTTTATTATTACTAGCATCGATGTAGGCTCTATCATATATATGACCTATAATTTCTTCTTCTTGGTGCTCAACATCCAAGGCTTTACTTACAATTGTGTTCTCTGCCTTTACTAATTCGGACGGCAAAAAATGTGCATTATTAAGGTTAGTACCAGTAGAAACAAATATGGCAGAAAAATATAATAGATCTGGTTGTTTGTTTTCCGGTCCTGGTAAATCTATTACAGCAGCAACAGCCTTTTTCAAATCATCTGTTTCTTTTTCCAACTGAATGTCTGCTTCTAAATAAAATTTTTCCACTGTAAGCCTCCTAAATTACTTTTTATTATTTTGTACTACGTTCCACTTCTAACTCTCTTCATTTTCTATACGTAATTTATTTAATTCATATTGAAAATCAGCAAACTCAGAATCTGTCATATTTTTAACTACATCAGAAACAGATGCTGTTTTTTGAGGATTAGTTTTCTTTTTTAACTGTGTTGTATTCTTTTTGTTTGGGGCTTGTTTTGTTTTTTTAGTAGGTACCTTTCCTTTAGGTCTACCATCTGACGGTGTTCCAGCAGGTGCATTTTGTACCGGTTGTATTTTTGATTGTTGCCATGGTGAACCTAAAATACCAAAAACACCATCCTCAACTAATGGTAATTCTGTTTCCATATTGCTGAGTTCATTGGGGTAATCAAAACCTAACGCTTCTAAAGAAGTTTGATAACTCAACATTCTCCTATCGACAAGCTGAGAAATAATGTTCATATACATTATAGTATCTTTAAGAACACCCTCATCCCATCTAATTTTAGGAAAACGTTCAAAACCCATTACTTCAGCAATCTGCTGGTACTCCCTATAAATCCATTTTGTCACCTGACGTCTGGCATAATCTATTTCTTCTTGTATACCCTTAACTATAAGGCCGGCTTCAGCATCACTCAAATCACCATTACCATCTATAAAGGCTCTTGACATAGAAAGTCCGCCGGTCATATCATCATTAACCTGTTCATATTTACTTTTACCTAAAATCTCACCTATCTCTGGGGAAACAATCTTTTCAACTTTCAAAGTATGATTCCAAACAACATCAAAAGATTTACTTGATGTATTAAATAATTGAGATGCGGCTTCTAACTCCTCTTGAGTAACTACAGGGTATTCATCATTACCAATTGTAATTTTTAATATGTAATTTGTAATACCATCTAGTGTACTTAAATCAGCTTGTTTTAAAGAACGCTTGTACTCTATAGTATCAAACAATCTAAAAGATCTAGGCTTAGCATACCGTTCGTATGGCATTTTTCGATAAGTAATGGACCCAACTAATCGTGAGTCTAATGGTATTTCTCCACCTTTCTCAACAATTCTTTTCAAATCACTAGGTAATGCTTTTATAAGTTCTTTTTCTTCTTCTGTAAGTAAACTTTTTTCTTTTGCAAGTAATTCTTTTAGTTCTGTTGGTGGTGTTAATTTAACACTTACTTTATCGAATAATAAATTACCTTCTATGTTTACTAATGTGGGATTTAATACTGTGTATGCTACTGGTAGATGTGATTTTGACCATATATTCTTTTTTGCACCGGTCGCCGTTTTTGTTTTAATTTTTTGGCCAGGTATGGGTGATAAATAAGATACCCTAGGTTCATATTTGGCCAAAACTTTATAAGTAGTAACATGTCCTGTCTTAAAAAAATCCAAATATGCCCAATCCAAAAATTCATGAAACCCAACATCAAATGCCCATACATCAAAAAAATTCTTAATATTATCATCATCTATATCGTGTTCAAACCCCTTGTTTGCTAAATTTACTAAAATATTTGTAGTAGACCCCACCAATGGATCTGTATTATAATAATCTATAGCTTTTTTAAATATCTCTGTCGGGGTCATTTGCATCGGATCTTTAGTAGATAAATCTAAAAAAGTTCTATCTAAAGTATCTCTAGTGATAATTGATGCTTTTTCTTTAAAACCCTTTGGTATCACCCCACCGGTTTCCAAATACGCTAAAGTTTTTGGTTCTGGCGACAAATAAAATGTAGACTTACCAGTACCTTTATCTACCTCAATAGACTTAATACCTGCATTTGGATATTTCTTTTTAATGTCAGCAGTTAAACTTTTAAGTTGTTTATTATCCATTTATTCCTCTCATTTAATTCTTATAGATGATTATCATTTAGTTTTTAGGGGTGACTCTCTTTCCTACCAATTATATCATTTGTTGAAGTATATGGTAATGGTCCGCTTCTATGTCTGGTGTAATCATCCGCCCATGTTTCAACAACTGCATCAGGTGTTCCTGCTCCTGATACTGTAGCCCACCAATTTTCAGCTTGAAAATCTTTATCCATTGTCATGATTTATCTCCTTATTTTTCAGTATCTAAATCACCGTTTGTGCCGTTTGTTAATTTAGTTCTAGCTATTATGCGGCTTGTAGCCAAAGTGACAAATCCGGCGCCAAGAAAACCAAGACCTACTTCAGCAGATATCCATGGTGTCGGTACTTCGGTGCCAGGTATTAAATTAAACATACCCCATATAGTTGGTATGTAAAGTAACAGCAACCATTGAAACTTCATTGATGCTACATTCCTAAAAAGCTTCATTAGCCACAAATCGAAAAAAGTTTTACTAAATATACTAAGTTCTTTCTTACGTCCACCACATATCGGACAAATTTTATTACAAATACATTCCTTTATACATTCACAATTATGTTTTTCTTCTCCCATAATGACCTCTCCTTACAAAAATACACTGCTCTATTAAATAAACAGGTTAGTTTATTACTTAATACGGCGTTTGTTTTTTAAAGAAGCCGCATGAATACCACGATCATTACCTATTGGAGCTACCCCAGGCCGAATACCTCTTTTGCTATTTAATACACCCCATTGTGTGTTCGGTCCATGCTCACGTACAAATCCAGATTTATTATACAATATAGGATCAGCATCTTCTTCTAATTCTTTAGTAAACATTCTTACACCATGGGCTGCTAAAATCATTGCTGAATACAAATCTTTATTCTGACCTTTCTTGGGTGTATCAAAGTGTAATGCTCCTGCGCCTGTTTGTGTCACTACTATATTAAGCATTTGTTTCTTCAAGTCTCTTATACTTTCATAAGCCTCTGCTAAAACATCTGCTGTAGATAACGGTGCCTCTGGAAAAAGCAACTTTCTATCTTCTAACATAGCCAACGTTGTAAAATTAGCATCTGATATCCAAGATGGGTTAAAGTTTACCATTTCCAAAATATGACGACCTTTTAAATGACGTTTATCTTTATCAGTTCTGTCTATTATAGGATCGTACCCACCATAACCTTCTTCTAATAAATCCATGATGGCTTTACCGCCGCCACCTTTATCCATAAAGATTCGTATAACGTTATAAAGCTCACACAGAGTTTGTGTAACTTGTGTTAAATCTTGTGTGGTTTTTAGTTTTAATTCCAATACATTTACTACTTTGCTAGGTTTACCTATCTTTATTATTACAACACCACAACTAGCACTACCCCCCTGACTAGGGTCAATTCCTAATATATACTCAACGCCAGGTTCCCCTTTTAATTCTATAGTGAAACCGCTGTCCATAGTACAGTTTTCTAATATTGAAGCCTTAAAAAATCCTTCAGAATCTGAAATCATCGCTGCTTCATATTCCATTCTAAATTCTGCATCTGACATAATACGCTTTGCTTCCATTATATTGTTCTTGTCTAAAAACCCTAAAGGTAAATCCCAATATGGGACTTGCCAAACACGGTATTGTGATTTTTCGCCATGCTCTTCCATTTGCCGCCAATGGTCTGTCATACGACGCCACATGTGGTTAAATTTATAGAACCCTGATGAAGTCATAACCATTTTATTTACAGTGTCTTCTTCAAAATCATCTTCTGTTGCAAGACCTAATTCTATAAGTCTGTTTTGTTTCTCTAAACGCCTTACATTTTCCATCGGTTCTAATGTAGTTGCGCCCATAGGCCTAACAACCATATCAAGTGTCTTATCTGGTATTTGGGCTAACTCATCTAATAATAACAAATAAAAACGAGAACCACGTATTTTTGAACCATCCACACCTAATGGAAGTGCTTCTATGAATGAACCACTAGAACCACCTATAGATTTAAATCTCAAATAACAAGTATCAGAACCACGTGTTGGTTTTTTCTCACACGCTTCTCTTAGGATTGGGGACTTACCATATAACTTTTCTACCTCACTGAAGATCATTTTTGAATTATGATTTATAAATCCGTTTGCCCAATAACAATGTTCGTTTTCTACTTCGGCGT